CGGGCGTTGTGGTAATGGCTTGCGCCAACTTCTGCTTAGCCGACTCATCCGCCGACTGCCATTCCTTCAATTTGATCTCAGGTTTCCACCGAAAAAGCAGCGGCAAAAGGTGATCGAGACCTTCCTCGGTTGCAATGTCTTGCAACAAGTCGCTGTCAACTTTTCGATTGTAACGGTTTGTGACGCGGACCTTAAAGCCTTCACGCTTAAGCGTCTGGCTACCTTCCACATCGTCGACTTGCAACTGCCTAAGCATCTCATCTTCGATCTCTCTACGCTTTGTAACGGCTTCGCGCTCCACGTTTTTTATGATGATCCAATCGCTGTATATGCTCACCTTGCACCGCCAATCTTTTTGATTATCTCCCCAAGGTCGGCAGACTCCCACGCGTCAAGTCGCCCACTGCGATCTTTAGCCTGCCAAAGCCCGTCACTAGATGTAAGCAGTGCGCGTTGCGTATTGCCATCCTCGTCGAGCTCAACGCGCATCGCAAGCACTTCGTCGAAAAAGTAGGGCAGTGATTGCGCTAACTTGTTTCCGGGCATCGCTGGCGCGTAAAGTAGCCGTCCCGTTTCGTCTGCGGTTTTTTCGCATTTTGCAGTAAAGTAGACGTGTTTCGGCAGATCCCTGAATGCGCGCACGATGTACGCCATCGCGTCTTGCAGTGCGCCATAAGCCTGCCGAGGGTCTTTTGCTTCCGTTTTTTCATGGGCTAAAACCACCTCCGCAATTTCGCTGATTGAATCTAGGGCAAAGCTATCGAACTGTTTTGCCTCTTCCGACCCCTTAGCCCACTCAAGCGCCTCTAGCAGCGTCGACATGTCAGTGACTTCAACGAAAGGCGTTGCAGTATCGCTAATTGATAAAAGCCCGCCCTCCGCGCTTAAAACCACCGGGTTGGGCAGTGTTTTTATTAAGCTGGTTTTGCCAGACCCAGCGAGTCCATAGCCCAAGATGTTGACGCCCTGCGCGCTGATACCTTGGGTCGTTTTTAAATTGATAGCCATTGGCTTTCTCTCTTTTTTGGTTGTGCCTCGGTTCGTAAATCGATTTGAGGCGGGTTTAAAAATTTAACTTGTGTGCCGTTTTAAGTAAAGGGTTTTTTTACTACGGACTTTTTTATTATCTCCTTTTTTTTAGTTTGGGTTGCCCTACTTCTTTGCTGTAAAAAAGTAGGGGCCTAAGCCCCGCTAAGCTTCCTCGATATTTGGCGGGTTTGATATAAAAAGCTCTGCTAAATTTTTCACAGCTTCTGTAGCGTGTTCCCTTTTCGTGTGGCTGTCGCACCAACCTAATTGGTAGCCAAAAACTTGACCGCCGACAGTGACCGTTTTGTCTCTCGTTCCGCCCTCTACCACAACGTACATAGAATCAATCGGACGTCTTTTAGAAAATTCTAGGTCGATGTAACACCGAACCTTGTCACCTCCACGCCACATTCTGGCGGCTGTTATCGTCGCCTCTATAGTTTTGACACCGTTTAAAAATGATACTGACTGCATTTCTCTAACCCTCTCGTTTCGTTGTTGATGAAGTCTATTATATACACAATAGATATAATGTAAACACATTTGGTTAAAATAACCCTACTTTTTTGCAGTAAAAAAAAAGGGGCCGAAGCCCCTTTGATATTGAATGCCTTGTCGGCATCAATATATTGCTACATATATATGTCAAACCTTCCAGCCGGAAGGGGTTTTGTGCTGTCGGGTGACGGGGTTTGCTTGCATCACTTGAGTTAGATCCTCAAAAAACATTGAGCGACCGTTGCCGCACGTTGGCGTTTCAGACACTAATGAATAACGATTTTGAGGCATGTCAACGCTTATTCTTAAGTTTGGGCTTAAACGGTTCCACCAAAAAACTTCGGTCCCACTTTTCCGTTGGCTGACATAAAAATTCGTGTTCCTTCCGCCTAGCACAATGTTTCCGTTTGTATGTATTTCGTTTTGCATGTTAGCGATCTCCGTTGTTGATGGCATCTATTATATACACATTTGATTTAATGTCTACACGTTTGGTTAAAATAACCCTACTTCTTTGCTGTAAAAAAGTAGGGGCATCACTTTATCCTCTGAGCCGCTTACACGGCCTCTCTGACAACTTCAGTTCTGTGGTATTCGCCCAAGGCGTTATTCAAACTTTCGTCGAGCGTCGCAGCGCCAGAGGCGGAGCACCACGTCACCAAAAACTCTTTCATGGTCTCGTCGGTTTCGAGGTCATCCATGTAGGCGCGGATGACCTTGGGGTCAACGTCAATCGTAAAGTCTATTCGTACCTTCATCGTCCGTTCTCTCTCCGTTGTTGATGGCATCTATTATATACACATTTGATTTAATGTCTACACGTTTGGTTAAAATAAATTAAAAAAAACCCCGGACGTGCCGGGGCGGTAACCTTGAAAAACGTCTAGCCTTCAGACTCAATTAGAAACTCGATGTACTGCCTAGCCTTGAGCAAGTCTTGCACCCCAGCTTTATCCCGCCATCGAGTGACGTACTTGACGATGTTGCCCTCACAAAACCCCAACTTGTTTTGCATGATGTAGTCTATCGGCTGGATTGCCATTTTTTGGTAATGGTCGCCGCCCTCCTGATACTCTGTGCTTTTCACTCGATTGGCCTTACTGTTGTTCTATGAATTTCTCCGTGAGCCGAATGATAAGTGATTACCTTTGCTCCGCGCAAGCTCACATGCCCGAGTCTTGCGGCATAGGCATCTCTACCGGAGAGCGTAGGGTGTTGTTCGACGATAGCCCCAGCGTCCTCAACCACTCGCTCGTGATGCATGTGCCCAGTGTGTATGTAGCACTGTTTGGCCTTTCCCCACATCTCTCTGAATCTAGGCTCTGAACTAAAAATCTTTTGTAAGCTGCCCATCTTGACCTTGTGCCCGTGATGGAATCCCAGCATAGTTTGGCCGTGCAGGTATGCGTAATACGGGAAGTCATTATCAATGACCTCCAGTCGAGGGTTCTTGCTAAAAACATGTTTAATATGCTTTCGTAGCCAAACGCTGCTGGCTAAATCGTGATTGCCTTCCGCTTGGATAACCACCACCTTGTCGAACTTTTCCAGCATCATCTCGACCGCGCGTGTCATCACGGTTATGGTCATCTCGACGAGCTTACTGTAACGCGTGTCGGAATCTAAAAGATTTCCACCTGTAGGCGTCACCGCCAGCAGTCCGTCAAAATGCAAAAAATCGCCCAGCTGACAAAAAACGCCGGTTTGCGCTGGCGGCGTGGCATTGATCATATCCGCCACAGAGCTTAAAAAAACGCGCTCTGCAATTTGCGAATCCCAGTTACTGCCCGTCTCGGCCTCCCACGCGTACATGCCTAAGTGAAAATCCGTAATAGTGAGCAAAGCCAGCACGTCGGAATCTGTGCCCGCAGGTTTTTTGATACGCTCAAAAGGCTTCAAATTTTCGTGAGCTGACTCGATAGCTTCCAGAAGCATGGCCATCTGTCGCTCACGATCTTGGGTGCTTTTGACCCACTGCATAACTGGTGAGCCGTCTTTATAAAGCGTGCTCGTGCCTTTGACACTGAAACCGTCAGGCACCACATGGACCATATCGTGGTCTGGCGAGTGGCCTTGCCGGGCTGCAATTTTGGCGACACGCGCGCAAAGCGCATGCACATTGCGTTCGGCAACGCCGAGCTGATTAGCTGCTTGAATCGCTGTATAGCCTCTGGATCTAAGCCCTACAACTGTCCGCTGCGTTTCTGTTACGCAAAAAGGCAGGAGATCCTGATACTTTTTGGATTGACCCATAATTTAACTCGGTTAAAATGATTGCGTTGGGCGTCCCTCTCGCGCTCAACCCCTGCCCCGCCAGATCTTGTTCCGTCTGCGCGGGGCGCTTTAAGGGTAGACCCCTAGCTCGATCATGGAGGCTACTTCAACTGCTCGATCACCAACCTGCCTCGCCCACCGAGAGTCTAAAGCCTCGGCAGCCGCAAGCTCAAATTCTTTGTTCTGTAGCGCATCGATCATGTTATTAAAATGCAGCAGGCGCGTCAGTCCCAAGTTAAAGCACATGTTTATCAACGCATCTTGGCGCACGTCATCAAGCTCTGAAAACCAGTCGAAAGGTTCAAGCTCACTGAAACAGCGGTCAACGTCGTTGTGCAAAAGATAGTCTATCTCGTCATCTGAAAGACCAATACCGCCATCGCAGTCGATGTTTCTGCCGGCTCCGATTGTCAAATAGCCAGCATTGTCCCTATACGCGTGAGATCTTACGCCTTCGTGCCGCTTTAATTGATCGATCAAACCTGTCATTTAACCACCATTTTGACGCCTTTTTCAATGGACCTGCCAAACAAATAGCCGCCGATTCCTAATTGCAACAATACCCATGCTTCATCGCGCAAAGGGTTAGGAAGCCATCCAAGCGCATCGCCTGTTGCCAAAGCTAGAAAGACGAGCATAGTGATTGGACGCCAGTTAGCGGCCAGCCAGTGATCGCTGACAGCTTCCGCGTGGATGATTTTTGATTTTGATTCGAGCAACTGCGATTCATATTGCAGGGCTGAATCAATCGCAGCCGACTGGATTTCAAGCATTCGAGCTTTTTGCTGGAGTTTTTCTTCGGTCGATGTGTGCAGGTTGTCAATCAAATCTGCGGCAGGCTTAAAGACACCAGCAACTAAATCAATAATTTTCATCTGAAGTAGTAAGCTGCCAGCCCCACAGCCGCCGTGACCACAGCCCAAAAAAAACGCTCGGTTGTGCTAAAAAAAACCCCTCGCTTCTCGCTGGTCTTTTCTAAAACCTCGATCCTTTCGCTGGCGCTCGCCTGCCGTTTTTCTATTGATTCCATGCGCTGAAAGATGGTGACGATTCTTTCTTCGGCTCTAGCCAAGGACACGATGGCGTCACCAATTTCATCAAGTTTTTTGTCTACGCGATTCATCCACGCCTGCGCATCCATCAACGGTTAACCCTTGTGTGAATCAACTCAATCGCGTAAACATGCTCACGCTTTAACGCGCTCGGGTGGTTGATTCGATAGGTTAGGGTTGAGTGCTTGATGCCCAGCTGTCTTGCCAACGCGCGTTGCGAGCCAAACTTTTGAGTGCAATCTTCGACCATAAATCTGTAACGCTCTAGCTGCTCATTGTTCATACGTGCCCCGGATCGATTGAGTTAATGAGCCTAGACCACTTTTGAGCTTTTAACCTTTGAGTCACGTCATCGCTTCCCAACTGCCTTCGAACTCTTGCGGTAAAAAGCCACTCTTTTGGTCTTTCTTTAAAAATTATAGTGCCTGCAATTGCGTTGAAAACAGCATCAGCCAGCGCACCTCCGCACAAAAAAATATAAAGCGGGGCAGCGACAACTGGTGAAAATACGATTCCCTTCTCCTTAAGCACGCGGCTGTAATTCAAAGCAAAAACCCATGCAATCAAGAAAAGATAACTGCCAAACAGAATCAGAATAATGTCTAAAACCATATTATTAACCTCAAAGCCATACGCGTTTTGGCGTGTCAATCGACTCCGGGTCAATTAGGCCAACATCCTCAACGATCAAAGCCGACTCGTGCGCGTTAACCTCTGTGTCTTCCACACCATTTTCAGTCCACAAGATTGCTGTGGTCTGCCAGTCAGGATAGCCGTTCTCATCAGCAGCAGTTAGCGCTGGTCCCGCCATGCGCAGGTTTACGTGGTAGCGATTATCCATGACCGGCGGAGTGAGTTCGTTACCTTCGTCATCGTACGTTGCCGGAACAACAACCACAGGGCCAATAACGCTGACATTAACGCCAGCCGCTGGTCGGATAATCGCGTTGCCGTCCTCATCTAGCACAAGTTCTTCTGTTTCAACGCCATCTTCATCTACAACTGTTTGCGTTTCTTTGACGTATATACCTTGCTGCAAAGCTGCTGCCACAAAAGCAGCCTCATCAGTTGCTCTGACTTCTGCGTCAATCATGCCGCCTGACCATTGCAGATTTACCGAAACGTCTTCGCCGTTTGGGTCTTGAATAATTATGCTCATATAATTAGTTCCTCTGGTGGGGGGTTATCTTCTATTTCTTCTTCAACCGGAGGCACTTCAAACAAAGGGTCAAACTCACGCATCCGTTCAACGGCT